TTTTCGAGCTGGCCGGCCTGCGTGCGGGTGACGGTGCCGGACTGGGCCAGCTCGCGCGCGAAGGCCTGGGCGGCGGTCTGCGCCTCGGCCAGGCGGGTGGCTGCCTGCTCGCTCTGCTGCTTGAGGTCGACGAAGGTGCCGACGGCTGCCTGCTGCTCGCCCAGGGCGCGGAGCTGGGTGGCGACTTCGCGCGCCCGGCTGGCCAGCTTGGGGTCGACGGCGGCATCGAGCTTGTCGAACTCATCCGCCAGGCGCTCGACACTGGCCGCGCCCGTGGTCGTGGCCTCGATGTCGTAGCGGATGCGCGAGCTGATGGCCATGGTCAGGCAGCGGGGTGGGGGTCGGTGTCAGTGCCGGCCGCCTGGTCGGGGATCTGGCCGCCCAGGTAGCGGGACGGCAGCGGGGTGCAGGCGGCGCGCCAGACGAGCACGGGCTCGCCCATGAAGGGCGGCCCGTCGAGGATGGGGACGGCGCGCAGCAGGCGCGCCGTGCGGCCGGTTTCGATGGCATGGCGACCGTCGGCGAGTTGCCAGCGGTCGCCCTTTGCCATCGCTCAGCCCAGCGGGAAGGCTTAGCGGGCCTTGTAGACGAAGGGCTCGGTCTTGCCCGACGGCGTCTTGAGCTTGCCGGTCAGCTCGATGGTGTTGAAGTCGTCCTTGAACCAGTCGAATTCGCTCGACGGGGTCAGCACCACTTCGTAGACCTCCATGATGCCGATCGAGTTGTCGACCAGGTTCTGGCCGTCCAGCAGCATGTAGGCGCGGATCTGCGGCTGCACGTTGCCGCGGATGGCGGCGCCGGTGAACGCGGCCTTGGTGTAGTCCACCTTGAGGGCCTGGGCTTCGGTGATGGCGCCGGTGCTGAGCGCCTTGAACATGCCCATGCGGGTGTTCAGGACGTAGTCGGTGCCCAGGACATAGGTGGTGGTGGCGCCGCTGTTGGTGATGACCACCGCGCTGATGTCTTCGGCCGCCAGCTTGACCCAGCCGTCCAGCACGGCGATGGCGTCTTCGTCGGTGACGGTGCCGCTGGTCTGGCTGTAGGCGGTGTCGGCGCCCATGAAGGCGTAGCGCAGGCCCTCACGGTTGACGGTTTCCAGCGTGACGGAAAGCTCGGCCGGCTGCTGCAGGGCGGCGGTTTCGAGCACCTGGCCGTAGCTGTCGCGCTTCTTGGACTTCTGTTCCTTGATGTCCGAGTTGGGCTTGATGGCCAGCTTGGTGGTGTTGCCGATGTCGACCATCTTTCCGCGGGAACCGTCGGAATTGATGGGGGCGATGTAGACGTCGCCGGCTCCGATGAAGCCTTGAGCGTTGGAGAGTGCCATGGTGGCTCCTATGCGTGAGGGTTACCCGCGGGCGGCGGGCGTGCGGTAGTCGAGTTCGTAGCGGGTGAGGATCAGCGCGCCGCCCACGTCGAGGCCTTCGACGCGGTAGGTGCGCCGGCCCTCGCGTGGCGCCTGAAAGCTGACGATGTCCCTGCTGGACTGCAGGGCCCGGCCGGCCGCCAGCAGCGCGCCTGGGATGGCGGCTTTGACGGCCTGCATGTCGAGGTCTGCGCCGGCTCGCGCTTCGTCGGTGCGGTTGATGACGCCGACCGTGAAGGCGAAGGTGCGGCCCTCGGCCTGGCCCGGCTTGTCGATGGGTGCGTCGTCCGCGTCCTCGACGAAGACGACGCGGTCGCCCTGCTCCAGCGCGGCCCGGGTCACCGGGTTGTCGCGCACGATCACGCCATCGGCTTCCATCGCGGTCTGCAGGGCAGACACGACGGCGGCCGACAGGGTGAAGGGGATGGAGTGGGCCATGTCGATCAGCCGGGCAGGCGTTGCAGGGTCGCCCGGGACTCCAGGCCATCATTGACGGGTGTGACCTCCAGCGCCCGGTACTGGCCCGCGTAGAGGGCCAGCGCGCCGGTCGCTGTGATGGTCACGGTGTCGCCGTCCTTGATGTCTGGGCCCGTGGCGAAGGCCAGGCGCGTGGTGCGCGCCAGGACGCGGTTGTCGAGTGCGCCGTCGTCCTCGAAGCCCGGGATCGCGTGGAAGGTCACGTCGTCGGCCAGCAGGCGCGAGCGAGTGACTGCCACGGACGACTCCGGGTCATTGAAGAAGGCGGCGATGTCGGCGGCGTCCATGGCGGTGTCGTCAGCTCAGGCGCTCAGGGTCAGACGGTCGCCTTGAGAACGGCGCGCGGGCGGGTGCACAGGTGCAGCGGGTTGCTCTGCACCTCGATGTCCACGCCCTTGCCCTTCTCGTCGACGTAGCCGCGCGCGTAGGCCGGCAGGCCGATGGTGTTGACGGTGTCGATCCAGTCGCCCGGACCGAAGCGGCCGATCAGCAGGCCGGGCACGCCCTGGGGCACGATGTAGGCGTCGTTGGCGCCGATCATCTGCGTGCCGCCGATGGCGCCGCGGTACTTCACCCAGCGGATGCCGCCGAAGTCCAGCGTGTCGGTCGGGTTGCCGCGGAGCTGCGCCGCCTCGGCCTGGCCCAGGTAGGTTTCCTTCACGCTGGTGTGACCGATCAGCGACTGCCAGAAGGTGCGGCCACACCAGGCGGTCATGCCGGTGTAGGGCAGGCCGCCCAGCTCGTCCTCGATCGCGTTGATGGCGTCGTCGCACTTCAGGCGCACGTCGGTGGTGCCGCTGTCGAGGACGAAGTCGATCGTGTTCTGGGCGACGCCGAACTCGGTGAAGAGGTCGACGAGCACCGCGCCATCGGCGTCCAGCACCTGGCCCTTGATGGCGCCCAGGCGGTGGTTTTCCATGGTCAGGTCGATCGAGCGCATCGAGTTGCGCATGATCTTGTTGATGGCGACATCGAGCGGGGTGGACTCGTTCTCGGAGCCGAACAGGCGCACGCCCTGCACTTCGTCGGCGCGGATCGCGTCGTCGATCTGCAGGTGCGCGACGCGGAAGTTGCGCATGTTGCGGCTGTTGCGGGCGATGCTGTTGCCCTTGGCGCCGCGGGCCGTGGTCTGCACCAGGGCGAGCGTGCTGCCTTCCTTCTCGACCTCGACGGTCAGGGTGTTGATGCCCTCGTACTCGAAGAGGCCCGCATCGCCCAGCATGCTGGGCAGGTGGGGCACGTCCAGCAGGGCGGCGGTGAGGGTGGTCAGCTGGAAGCTGTCCGGGTTGAAGACGTCTTGGGTGGCCATGGGAATGGTTCCTTCGGGAATGGGGTTGCTGCTGCGGCGGGTGTCGGTGGCGGCTTAGCCGGTGGCCGATCAGTCGCGCGGGATGATGAAGACCGTGGCGAAGTCCGCGTAGGCGGCGTCCTTCTCGGCCTGCAGGGTCACACCGGCGCCCCAGACCAGGCGCGACTTGATGACTTCGGCCAGGCGCACCACGGCGGCGGCCTTCTGGTCGGCGCTGGTGGCGTCGCAGTCGTCGTAGAGGATGGCGACGGCGGTCTGGCTGCCGTCGGTCGCGTCGTTGTCGTAGGGCTTGTACTTGCCCGACGCGGTGATCTTGCCGAGCACGGTGCCGGCCTTGAGGGCGCCGGCACCGGACACGACGGTGATCTGGTCGATGCTCAGGCATTCAGCCGAGCGCAGGAAGGCTGCGGCGTGCAGCGATTCGGTCTTGGTGGCCATGTGGCTTGCTCCGATTCAGTGAGGGGGTGGCGAGGACGGCCGATCAGGCCGTGGCGCGGGGCTTGTTCAGCGCGGCATAGGCCGACTCCAGCAGGCTCTTGGGCTTGCTGGTGGCGGCGGCGCCGGGCTTGTCTTCCGCGCTGGTCTTGGTGTCCAGCTCGGCCGCGCCCTTCGCGCCGCTGGGGGCGGCGGGCGGTGCGTCCTTCGCATGGGCCAGGGCCTGGGCGGCGGCGGCTTCGCGCTGGGCGGTGACGATGGCCATGGCCGCTTCGGGGCCGGTGGTCTTGCCGTCGAAGGCCAGCTTCTCGACGAGCGCTTCGTGGCCGGGCATGGCCAGGGCGCGGACGGCCTGAATGCGCGCGCGTTCCTGCGCGGCACCTTCGGCCAGGGCTTCGGAGCGGATCTGCCCGTAGAGGGCCGCGTGGTCTTGCTCGAACGACTCACGCGTCAGGGGGTTCGCCATGTGGCTCTCCTGTGTTGCGGTGGTGGGTGAATCGACGGGCGGCACCGGCTCGTCTTGGGCTTGCTCGCCTGCTGCAGGCGCACCGGCCTGGGCATGCGTGCTGGGGAGGTAGAGCGCCGTCCGCTTGCCGCGGCTGCTGCCGCTGCTGCGTGGTGCGCCCTGGCCTGGCTTGCGCAGTGGCGCAACGGCGGCCGGATTGTCGGCCAGTTGCGCCACCAGAGTCTCAAGAGTCGCAAAACCATGAGCCAACCCGGCGTCGATGGCCTGCTGGCCGATGAAGACGCGTCCGTCGGCCATGTCGGCCAGCACCTGGTCGACGCTCACGCCCAGGTGCGCGGCGACGGTGTCAGCGAAGAGGCTGTAGAGGTAGTCGACCTGGGCCTGCTTGTATTCGAGGGTCTTTGGGTCGAGGGGACCGTCTCCGGCGGCCTTGTAGGCGCCGGCCTTGATGATGGTGCGCTTCACGCCCTGGGCCGCGTCGCGCATCGAGGTGTCGACGTGCTCCGAGCGCACGCCGATGCTGCCGACGTTCACCATGGGGCCGCTGATGAAGACGCGCGACGCGGCGCTGCCCCACCAGTAGGCGGCGCTGGCCAGCGTGCCGTCGCTGAAGGTGACGGCGGGCTTAGTCTCGGCGAACTGGCGCCAGGCGGCGGCGCCCTCGGCGATGCCCAGCACGTTGCCGCCCGGGCTGTCGGCGTAGAGCACGGCGGACTTGACCTTGGGGTCATCGAGCGCCATCAGGATCTCGCTGCGGAGCTGCTGCGCCGACGTGCCGCCGCTGATGTCCATGAAGAGGTTCGCCTTCGGCCCGATGACGCCCGACATGGTCAGGATGGCGACGCCGTCCTGCACGACGTAGGCGGGCCGCTGGTTGGCCAGGGGCCGGCCGATGCGGGCCTCGACGCCCTTGATGTCGATCTTCTCGCCGCGCATGTGCGCGTCGTAGATCGCCAGCACTTCGTCGTGCATCTGGTCGGTGATGGCCCAGTAGCCGCTGACGATGTCGGCCAGCCGCATGGGGCCGCCCAGCAGCTGCGGGTCCAGAAGCGACGAGCCCCGCTCGGTGGCGGGGCTCTGCGGTGCTGCGCTGGTGTTCGTGGTGGTCATGATGCTGGCGTGGTGGTGATGACTTTCCACACCTGCACCAGGGCGGCCCAGCCGCCGATGGCGTAGATGAGGATGGCGAGGGAGACGAAGAGGATGACGCGCTTGCCCAGGGCAATCACGCCGTCGATCACGAGCTGGCCGCTGGCTCGAGTAGCGCTGCGGCGCAGGGCCTGGGCGGTGCGCATGGCGAGGACGTCGAAGGTCGCCTCGTCCATGACGGCCTGTTGCAGGCCGACGGTGACGCCCTCGGCGATGGCATCGCGCACGGCGCCATCCTTCAGCGCCGTCTGGATGCCTTCGGCGACGCTGCGGCTGATGTCGTGCTTGATGCGCGCGACTTGGTCGGGCTCAAGGTCGCCCCAGTTGCTGTCGGGTGGCATGGGCATGGTCAGGGGGTTGAGTCTTGGCGCTCTCAGGCCGCGTTAGCCGTGCCATAGTTCGCCGCCGCCCAGGTTGCGATTTCTTCGCACTGGGTATCTGTTAGTGAACCTGAATAAAACAGTACGCGGTACAGGTAGCCGCTCGCATGTTTTGCGAATGCATTCGATTCACGGGTGCATCCAAGCGTGGTCCACGCGATGGTGGTCGAGTTCGCCACCGATGTGCCAGCAGTAATCGCCGTGCCCTGTCCGTCAGCGTTGAATTTCGCAGCGCTGGTGCCTGACGGGCATCGGCCGATCAGCAGGTGGATGCCTGACGTGTACCCGCCGCCAGGGCTTGCCTGTGATAGGTCGTTGAGGACGTCAGAGTATTTGCGGAACTGGTAACCTGTTGTGGCGCTTGCCAGCAGCGTATTCCGAGAGTTTGAGAATGCATCGAACCCCGCTGAGATTTCAGCGATGCCCACTGATGACGCCGTCGATGTTGGCTCGAAAATAGCCACCATCGTGATCCCGTTGGCCGAGTTATACCCGGACGCACTGTTTGCCGTGAGCCGCTGAGAACTCGCCGCCGAGAATTGCGCAACCTGCTTCCCGCCTTGTGTCGTGACTGTTGGGCGATTGGTGCCTGTGCTAGAAAGCGCGCCGGTCGTGCCATCCGTGGCCGCAATCGAGTCGATAGACCCGCCGCTTTGGGTGATCGTGGCGTTGTTGCCGAAATCCCATGAGCGCAGCAGAGTCGGAGAACCAGTGAGCGTCGGGGCCGCCACACCACCAGCGCCGGCCGAGACGGAATAGGCGACCGTCGAATTTGCAGACTGCCCCAGCGAGTTTGTGACCGTCACGGACAGGTTGCCCGACCCGTCTACAGTCGGCGTGCCAGTAATCAGGCCCGTGCTGTCGCTGTAGCTCAAGCCGGTCGGCAGACCCGACACGCTGATGGTCTTGGCCTTTGCCGTGCCGTCCGTCACCAACATCCCGGCGTCGCACGCTGCGTACACGTCCACGCTGACCGGGGTGCCGTTGGTCCAGCCTTGACTACCCAGCGTGACACGCGGGCCGACGTTGACGACGACGCGAGCCACGCCAGCGAGGCCGCCGTTTGTGTCATCCCATGCGATCAGGTGCAGGAAGGCCCGGCCTGAGCGGTCGAAGCTGCCGCCCGTGAATGCGCGCGTGGTCTTGTTCCAGGTGAAGATGGACGGCCCAGCGTAGTTCGCGCTCGGGGTCGTGCCATACCAGGTATCGATGTTCGTGCTGGTCGGGACTGAGGTCATCCCGGGCGCCATATCCTCAAACGGCTGTGCCACCAGATATTCGGTAAACCCCGTCCCGCCCCACAGCGCCGTCATGCTCGGGAGTGTGACGTTGAAACTACCCGTGAAGTCCACGTTCACCGTGTGAATGATCCCCTTATACCCAAGATCAGAGGCGGTCGGCTGGGTCCAGATTCGCACCCAATCCACCTCCATGATCGGGTTTTTGCCCGCCCATGCGGCTGACGAATAAGTCATGCCGAAAATACCAGGCGTCAGGTCCACGCCGTGACGCAGCCACCAGAACATGGGGCCAGTCACCGAAGCATCGGGGCGCTTGCTGGCTGTCGAAACGAGGGTGCCGTCCACATAGAATTGGAGCGTGCTGGCCGTGGCTTTGAGCGTGACGGTATGAAATGCCGCGTCGGTGTGCGTGGCCACCACCGTGCTAGCGATGGTCGCGTCATTGCTGGCCGCGCCGCCAGATGACGTGATGAAGTTGGTAAATAGGTTTCCGTTGTCGATCCACTCGAAATCCCACTCACCCGTCGCCGGCCAGGCGGGCAGCATGTCCTCCAGCCAGAATGCCGGCCACATGCCGGCCGCGCCCTGGGCTGGCGTCGGGAGCTTGACGCGGGCCTCGACGATGCACGGCCACTTGACGCCCTGATACCCGGCAGAGTGCAGTGATGCCGCAGCCTGGGGGCGATCCGGGCCGGTGCTGGCCGAGGTGCCCCAGTCCAGCAGCTTTTCCGCAGCCGTGGCTAGGCGGGTCTTGAGCAGCACCGAAGAGCCTGACTGCGCCAGAATGTCGGTCACGCCACAGGGCACGCCGCGATTGTCGTCGGCATACCCTGTGTGATCTGGCGTCCAGTAGTAGTCATTGGACGCACCATTGATCGCACGCCGGCCGCGCCGACGATGGGACGGGAAATAGCTCCCGCTCGGGTCGTGCTGCTGCACGTAGCTCAGCGAGCCGAAGTCATCCCCACCAGCCAGGCGAAAGCCGGAGTAGATGCCGGTGCCTGCTGTGCCTACCTGCACGCCGCCGATGGTCTGCGGACCACCCGCTTGGTTGCTGCGCACCAGCGAAAGACCCATCCCAAGCATCTTCAATCCTCAGTAAAGGCCGACGATGTTGGTGGCCGTGGTCGCCGCCGCGATGCGCTTGGCGCGCACTGGGATGATCGTCCCGGCGGGCACGCCGACCAGCGTGACGTTCGTGGAATCCTCGATGCCGCGCAGGACGAGGTTGCCGGCCCCGCCGACGTACAAGGCGCGGGGCACATCCGTCAGGTCCACATCGGCGGGCGTGATGGCGACCAGCGAGGCCGCGGGGGCGGATGCGCCTGGCACCCAGTGTTGAGACTTGTCAGCCATGGTCAGTCCTCGGTCTTCCTTCGGTCAAAGATTGCGATCGTCAAGGTGGTCAGTTGTCCGTCTCGATGTAGATGGAGCAGATGTCGAGGCCAACGGTCAGCGCCGTCGCGTTGTTCGTGCGCCAGAGTTGATGCGTCAGCAGCGTGGTGCTGGCCGGCGTCTGGACCCCGACTGTACCGGGGGTGATCGTGTCGCTCACCGTGACGCCCGTCCCGATGTTGGTGACCTGGTAGTGCACCACGCCGTTCAGACTGGGCGGCGAGAACAGGGCGAGTTCCATGGCCAGCGCGGTGTTCGTCGGAGCGCCGAGCGACGTGCCCAGCGGGATGGCTGTTTGCGCTGAGCTGCCGCCATAGACCAGGTAATACTGCGTGCTGTCGGTCGACAGTTGAGCCACACCGATGCAGTTGGTCAGCGTGCTGGGCTCGACGTTGGTGGCGGCGCCCGTGCTGGACGACATGCCGATGAACATGCGCGCGCCCGCGACGGTAGCCGCGTCACTAACCCCGAAGCGGATGACCGTGAAGAAGCCGCCCAGGCCGGCCCCGTTGCCCGTGGTGAACTGTGCGGCCGGGACTCGCCAGCTTCCGAGCGTTCCAGCGGTTGACGTACTGATGACCGCCTCACGCTTCATGCGTGTGAGGATGTTGGTCGTGGCCACGTTGCGCGCTGTCCGCGTCGTGCCGCCGTTGCTGACGATGGTCGGCGTGCCCATGCCCCAGATGCCCGGGGCTGTCGTGCTGTTCCCGGATGGGTTGTAGTAGCCGACCTTGTTGCGCGCCAGTAGCGGCTGCAATGCCGAGTCAAGGCCCGATGGCCCGACGAAGGCCGGCATCGTGCGGTTGGCCGTGTTGCGTGCGAATAGGTTCAGGTGCCCGTCAGGCGGTGAGATCAGCGTGCCGCTGTTCACCGGCAGCGTCATGACCTTGTTTTCGGCGTCCCAGATGTCCTGCTGGATGCCGATCCAATCGGTCGAGGTGTTGCCGGATAGCTCCATGGCATTGCCGGGAGGCAGCGCGATGGCGGCGCTTAGGCTGTCGATGGTGCCGGATGTGCCGGGGTAGATGTTGACCGACGCGGCGGTGTGGTTGATCACCACGCAGTAGGCGCCGTTCGACGGAGTGGCCAGGCGCACGCCGCCCGTGCCGCTGGTGATGAAGTTGAAGGTCGCCGAAAGCGCCGTGGCGCTGGCCTGATCGGTGCCGGCCGCGGCGACGGCTGGGGCGGTGGTGAAGCTGGTGCCGCCGGGACCTTCAGGGAAGCCGATCGCCGTGCCGCTCAGGTTGATGTTGCCGGTGATGTAGACCGTGTCGCCTTCGACGCGGAAACGCTCGGCCGCAGCGTTCAGGCTCGCGCCTGACGCGCCCGCGATTGCCGTCTTGATGACGAACTTGCCGGGGACGCCGCTGCCAGTGCTGCGCGCCGGCTGCAGCGTGAGGTCCGCGCCGGCCACGTTGGTGCCGACTGCATCCTGGCCGCGAATCGTCATGGCGACGGCAGCCGTACCGGATGCGGTGCTGGGCAGGCCGCCCAGCACGAGGTCGGTCGAGGTCAGCGAGGCGCGAGCTGTGCCCGTGCCGCCGATGCCGACGTAGAAGGCGCCGTAGCCGTTGCCGACCGTGTCGGTGGCAAAGCCGCGGATCGTGAAGACGTTGGTGGCTGCGCCTGCATTCGTGAAGGTCTGGAATTGCAGGTTGACCTGGGTGTTTGCTGACGTCCCGGCGTTCTGGATGCTCAGCAAGTTCAGGTTTGACGCATCGGCCGTCCCGGTCAGCATCGTGACGCCCGTGCTCAGCGAGTTGTTGACCAGCGAATTCCACGACGTGCCGTTCCAGCGCATCACCTTGCTGGTGGTCGTGCTCCAGGCCAGCCCGTTGTAGGCCGGCGCGGGCGTGGTTGCCCCCTCGGCGATGGCCAGGGAGGGCAGGCCCGGGATGGAGAGGCGTTGCATGGTCTATCAGCCGTGGACGACCACGCGGTAGGCGTTGGAGGCCGGCGCCGTGGCGAAGGTGAAGGTCGCCGTGTTGGTGGTGGTCGCCTTGATGTCGCACTCGACGAAGTCGTTGGTCGAGGCGTCGCGCACGCTGGCGGTGATGTCCTGGGTGCCCAGGTTGTGCGTGACCACGATGGCGGTGGTGGTGCCGTCGCCGATGGCCTGCGCGAACTTGCGGACCACGACGGCGGTGTCGATGCTGACGGCATCGGCGCCGACCGTGATGCCGGTGCCGGCGCCGACGGCGAAGTCGTTGGCGCTCAGCGTGAGGCCGTTGCCGGCGGTGTAGGTGGCGCCGCCGCCGAAGGCGACGAAGGTCAGGCCCGTGGTGCCCAGGGTGATGGTGCCCGACGTGCTCAGCACCCAGCGGGTGCCGGCGTTCGTGCTGCCGAAGCTGACGAAGACGGCCGAGCCGGCGACTTCGGCCGCGGTGTCGCTGTCGGCAGCGCGGGTGGGCGCGCCGCTGGCGTTGACGGTGTAGATGCCGTTTTCCGCCGCTGCCGCCTGGTTCTTGATCAGGATGCGGTCGCCGGTGGCCAAGGTGATGCCGTCGACGGCCTGGCCGTTGGCAAAGCTGGTGGCCAGGGTGCCGGCGACGGTGGTGGCGACGCGGACCTCTTCCTTCCAGCTCAGGCCGGCGACGGCGTCGTCGACGTACTGCTTGTTGGCCGCGTCGCTGCCAGCGGTCGGGGTGGCCAGGTTGGTGATGCGCTGGTTGTTGAGCGAGACGGCGGCGGTCGGTGCGGCCATCTGGCTGAGGCTCGACGAGCGCACCTGAATGTCGAAGTCGCTGATCGTCGAGGCGGTCTGCGTGCCGGTGTGGTTTGCCCGCGCGGTCAGGTCAAGGTTGCCGGCCGAGCCGCGGAAGATTGGACGGTTGGCGGTGGTGTCGAACCAGCCCTGGCCGACGACGGGCGTGCTGGGCGCGCTGGCCAGGTTCTGGAGGCGGAACTGCAGCGCCTCCAACTGGCTGAAGTCGTAAGCGACAAGGATCTTGCGTGCCATGGAAGTGCTTTCAGTTGAGGTAGGCGGTGCCTGAGAACGCGGCCGAGAATGTCAGGACGACGGTGTTGGCGTTTGGGTAGGCGGTGGCGCCCTCGACTTCGTCGCCAGCGGAGTCGAAGACGGCGACGGCCGGGAACTTGTTCAGGCCGTGGTTGATGGTCCACGTTGTGTCAGGCAAGGTCTGGCTGTGCTCATAGTGCGCATCGGCGCCGCCGTTTCCTTGGTCTGATGCAGGGCCTGCGGGGCCTTGGCCGATGGTGAGTTGCAGCGCGATTGGCGCCGGCTGCTCGATCGTTGCGGCCAGGGCGGCCGGCTGTTCGATCGTGATGGCGATGTCAGACACGGGTCACCTCGCGGTGCACGCGCGCGTCGCCCCAGAAGAGCGGAGTCACGCGGCCGGCGGCGTCTTCCAGCTCCATGTCCCAGACATAGAGCGATTCGGGCTTGGTGACATCGGCGCCGGCCGTGATGGCGGCTGTTGCGGTGGCGGTCAGGCCGAAGGTGTACTTGCCGGCGGTGGCGTCGGTGACCGTGACGTCGAAGGACGCGATCACGGCGGCGTCCGCCGGCTTCTTGCGGATCTGGCCGCGGATCGTGGCGCCGGTGAGGTTGACCGGCGTGGCGTCCGGGTTCGTCATGGTGCAGGGGAACGGGCCCAGGGTGGCGCCTTGCCGGATCAGGAGGTCGAGGCGCTGGCCGATGCTGCCGATGGTCTGCGTGCTCATGCGGTGGCGCCTCCCTGCGCGGTGGCGTCGGGCTTCTGCGCGGCCGATGCGCCGGCCTTCGGGGCGGGCAGCATGTTGGCGTCGCGCATGGCGTCCTGCTCGCGCTTCTTGGTGGCGAAGGTGCGGGTCCAGTCGCTGCCGAACAGCTCCCACTCGGCACGCTCGTGGGTCATGAGGCGGCCGTCGATGGCGTCGCGGTAGGCGGCGACTTCGTCCTTCGGGTTGATCGAGCCCTGCGAGTCGCCATGCCAGGCGGCGCGGGTGTAGGCCCAGCGCAGCAGCGGGTCGGTGAAGAAGCCCGGGGCGGCGATGCGGCCGTCGGCGACGGCCTCGGCCATCAACGTTTCATAGACCGGCTGGCAGAAGGACAGGACCAGCCATTGCCGCTCGGTGCGGAAGTGCTGCCAGGCGTCCAGCAGGGCCGCCTTGCTCGCGCTGTAGCTGCTGTTGAAGCTCTTCACCAGCAGCTCGACGGGCAGGCCCAGGCCCATGCCGATCAGCTTGAGGATGCCCATGACGAAGGGCTCGTAGGCGGTGTTGGGGCGCTTGGGGTCGGCGATGCTGACCTTCTCGCCCTTGGCCAAGCCGATGACGGCGCCGGGGGCCATGGCGACTTCGGGGCCAGGGGGCGCGGGCTCGTTGCTGGCCGTGGTGGGCGTGGCGCCCCAGACCGGGGCCGGGCTGCCGCCGCCTTCCTGCTCGATGAAGACGGTGTAGAA